GGTGATGTAGACAAAGAGCAAACAGAACTCCTTGTATTTCAAGACAGATTTAAAACTAAAAAGAAAGCTTTCGATAAAGAGTATAAGTTTTTTGATAAGAATGATACCTGTCCTACATGTCGCCAAGCAATTACAGAAGAATTAAAACACGACAAGAAGAAAGTTATAAACGTTTCTCTAAAAGAATTAGATGATGCATCCGTAGCACTCCAACAGAAACTGGACATCCTACTAGAGAAGGTCAGTGAAAGAAATATTGTAATGAATGAACTCAGAGAAATCAATGATAGGATTAGTAGTTGCAATAAAGAAATACAATGGAAACAAAAACAGATACAACAAATAGAAGATAAGATTAATACAGGTACACAGGGCAGTCTCAAGAAAGAGAAAGAGAAGTTAAAAGACATTGCTGCGGACGGTATGGTTGTAGGGGAATCCCTACTTGACACTAAGAAACAAAGGGATGACTACGATGTCGTTTCTAATATGCTCAGGGATACTGGTATCAAATCAGTTATCATTAAAAAATATCTTCCAGTGATGAACCAGTTGGTCAACAGATACCTTAAAGAACTAGACTTCTATGTGTCTTTTGATCTCAATGAAAACTTTGAGGAGACTATTAAATCGAGGTTTAGAGATGAGTTTACTTATGCTTCATTCTCTGAGGGTGAGAAGATGAGGATTGACCTTGCCCTACTATTCACTTGGAGAACTATTGCCAAGATGAAGAACAGTGCCAATACTAATCTGTTAATATTAGATGAGATCTTTGACAGCAGTTTAGACTCATCAGGTACAGATGATTTCCTCAAGATACTACATACTGTATCAGACAGCACTAATGTCTTTGTGATCTCTCATAAAACAGAATCATTACAAGATAGATTTGCAGCAACTCTAAGAGTTGAAAAGAAACAAAACTTCTCAGTTGTATCAAGAGAAGAATAAATATAAAAAATGGAACAAGTTCACATGACAGACTCAACAATACCTGGTACCGATGTATCTGAATATGGATACGGTGGATTAGTACCAGAAGACACTACTGGCAACATAACCATTAATACAACTGGCACAGGTGGTCATGACCATGATGAACTATGTGCTAAGATGAATGAGATTAATGCAAAACTAGATCATCTTCTAGAGCATGCTCATCAAGAGTACACTGTAATCCCTAAGAAAAATGAAGGTACCTAATTGGCAGCATCATTCCAAGAAGGAACAGAAGCGTCACCTTAAACCACAAGCATTGCGTCAAGCAAGGAAGCGTCGCAACCAGTTGACAAAGTGTCTACTCAACCGTCCCAAGGGGCGGTTTTTTGCTATCATAGAGTCATACACAACAAAACTGAAATGAACCTCGTTAAAGAATCACTTGCTAAACTACTTGCTCAAGAAGACCTTATCGTTGAGACAAGATGTGTTGACAGTGCACAGTTTAATATTGAGACTAGAGTACTTACTTTACCTAACTGGAAGCACACACATCCAGAAGTTGTTGATGGTCTTATTTCTCACGAGGTAGGTCATGCACTATACACTCCTAACGAGTGGGGTTTTCTTACCGAGGTTCCAAAAGATTATGTTAATTGCACAGAAGATATTCGTATTGAGAAATTAATGAAGCGTAGATACGAAGGTATATCTAAGACATTCTACAAAGCATACAAGCAACTTGCTGCTGAAGATTATGCTGAACTTGATGGTGTTGATCTTAATACTCTACCACTTGCTGATAAGTTAAATCTACAGTACAAGTTAGGTCACTTTCTTAACATTCCATTTACAGAAGATGAAGCAGCATTTCTTCCTAAGTGTGATGCACTAGAAACATTTGACGATGCAGTTGCATTAGGTAAAGAGATATTTGAATATTCAAAAGCAAAGTGGGAGGAGCAAAGAAAAGAAGAAGAGGTAGAGGAGACAGTACAAGCACTTCAATCAACAGGTAATGGTACTGGTCTTGATCCAGAAAATCCATACGAAGATTTATCTGAAGGTAAAGGACAACCACAAGAAAAGAAAGAGAGTGCAGATGGTGAAGGTCAAGGTCAACCATCAAATCCAACAGCAGAAAATAATGATGGTGGTAGTGGTAAAGAAGCAGGTAGAAATACAGGTGAACCTACAGAATTCAAACCAACTGTAGACACTCTTAATACTATGAATGATACACTTCAGAACCTTATTGATCAGGATGCTATAGAGTATGATTACGTTGAGTTACCTAAGACTATCTCTAGTAAGCACTTTATATCTAATGAAGAAGTTAATAAAATAACTAATGACTTCTACACACAGAAAGAGAACCTTAGACATCAGAAAGATTTTGCAGATGATTATGAGTTACACATGACAAGAGAGTATACTAAAAATATTGATTCAATTGATGCTGAGTATAGAAAGTTCAAAGTATCACAAAACAAAGAAGTTAACTACATGGTTAAAGAGTTTGAGATGAAGAAGTCAGCAGACAGTTATGCTCGTCAGACTATTTCTAAAACTGGTGTTCTTGATACTGCTAAGTTACACACATACAAATACAATGATGATATTTTTAGAAAAGTAACTACTGTACCTGATGGTAAAAATCATGGATTAATCTTCAACGTTGATTGGTCTGGTTCTATGTCTAACTGCATCCTTGATACAATCAAGCAAGTACTTACACTAGTATCATTCTGTCGTAAGGTTGGTATTGCTTATGATGTATATCTCTTCTCCGATAACTTTGAGAAGGATGAGCATAAGTATCATGAAGATCCAAGTACAAATCAAAAAGTAATCTTACGTGACTTCCGTATGCTTAATGTTCTCTCAAGTGATGCTAACAACCGTAAGCATGACAGACAGGCACTAAACTTATTCCGTCTTTCTAGTTCATTCACATACACTAGAACTTGTGGTATACCTCACAAAATGAACCTAGGTGGAACTCCATTAAATGAAGCAGTTATTTCTTTAAACCGCATCATCCCTGAGTTCCAAAAGAGAACTGGTTCTCAAAAAGTTCACGTTATCAATCTAACTGATGGTGAAGGTTATGGTTTAAGATTTGGTAAGAAAGTTATTTCTGATTACAATGGTTCAGAATCATACATTGGTAGAAACTGTAACAAAACTACTGTGTTGCGTGACCGTCAAACTGGTAAACAGTATTCATTCAATTCTGATCAGTACAATCAAACAGATACATTTATCTACCAACTACGTGACAGATTTCCTCAGGTTGAGTTTATGAACATCCGTCTTGTTACAGGTAATGACTGGTACAGATTTAAGCGTGGTTGCTTGGGTTATGAGTATGGTGAAGGTAACGATCAAGCATGGTCAGATGCAGATAGAGAGTGGAAGAAAACAAGATCTTTCATCTGTCTAACAAGTGCATATACAGTACAGTATGCTCTAGCAGTCTCTGCACTTAATAGTGATAGTGAGTTTACTATCGAGAAAGAAGATTACACCAAGGCAGACATCAAGAGAGCATTCACTAAGTCTCTTAAAGGTAAGAAGATGAACAAGAAGATCTTATCTTCATTCATCGAAAGGATAGCGTAATTGTTACGCTTCCTTAACACATTTGACATTCAAAATTAAATGTGTTATAACTATACTCAGCACTGACCGAAAGGAAAGTCGTTGTTCTGAAAAGGATGACATGTAAATTAAATAGGAGATAGCTTATGTCTATTAACATGAGTGAGTTACGTATGCTCACTGATATCGTCAATGATCCTTCATTGGCAGAAGTACGTAAAAAGTTTAAAACAGGTATTGCTAAAGATAGGAACGGTAACGTAAAGAAAAGACTGATACGAGGTTGTAGAAGATCATCAGAATTTGCCATTCCACCATCAATACAAAGAAAGATAAGTGGTAACGCAATAATATCTTACAAACAATTTGATCCACAACTGGCAACAGTTGTTGTTGCATCCGTCCGTCCTGAGAAATTAGGAGGGGGACTTATTGACATTGATGGTCAACATACTGCTCTTATGGGTATTCTCTCTGGAGAGGATCCTGAGTTAGATACATTAGAACTACATCATGACCCTGATGCATCTCTAGAAGAAGTGATGGAGCAAGAAGGCATCTTATTCAAGAAGTTGAATACAGAGCGTAAGAACCCATCTAAACTTGATGTGATTCGTGTTGATATTTTCTTAGGTAAAGAAGAAGCAATACGTTTTGAAACAGTTCTCAATGCATGTGGAATACAGGTCGATGGACTTGGTGATCCAGATGGTGATGTACTCAGTACTAAGAGTGGTTCACGTATCATCAAAACTGTAGAACAGTATGGAGAAAGTTACAGTGCATGTATCGTTGCTGCATGTAACCTTATCAGACAACACTGGGCAGATCCTACAACTGGAAGAGTAAGTGATATGAGAGATGATCTCATTCATGGTCTTACAACTTTCCTTGCTATGATTAAATATGCAGGTAAAGTAAAAGGTTATGCAGGAAACGGTCTTGATGAAAAGAAAGAGTTTGTCACCAGTTGGTTGAATACACACATGGGATCAACTTCTATGAGAAAATACCATCACAATAGTGGCGGTGGTAATACTCACTTCAAGATTGCTCACACAATACTTAATGAGTATAACTGGTGGGTTGAAGGTAAGGCACCTAAGATGAGTATTAGTCATGACTACTTCCATAAGCATGGTGTTCTAGATCCTAGTGTGGTCATGCCCCAATTAGATGCTAATGGAAATAAGGTAAACATACCATCATTTCCTGCAGACATTAAGATTAGATAAACCAATCAACAAACTGGCACATACCCCCTTCACAGGGGGTATTTTTTTGGTATACTTAATATATACAAAACAGATTTCAACTTTTTATTATGCCTTTCGAGAGAAAACTATCCGTCAACTTCGTTGATGAATTACGTGAACAATTCGGTAATGAGATAGATGCTTCTCATGTCAAGAAATTTGCGACAAGTCAAGGATGTGCTTACCCTACAGTTGCACGTAAATTAAAAGCATTCCAAGTAAAAAAAGGTTCATGGAACCTATCAGTAACTGAAGGTAGAGAGATACTTGAGAAAGCACTCTCAGCACCCACTGTATTGCCCTCAGTTGAGAGAAACTTAGTACCTAGTCCTGATACTACTTTCGTACCATTCGGTAATTTTAATGATGTTAAGAAGGTTATTTCTTCTAAGTTATTCTATCCTATGTTCATTACAGGTCTATCAGGTAATGGTAAGACATTCTCTGTAGAGCAAGCATGTGCTAAGGCAAACAGAGAACTCATCAGAGTAAATATTTCTATCGAGACAGACGAAGATGATCTCATCGGTGGTTTCAGACTTGTTGATGGCAACACAGTATGGCACAACGGTCCTGTAGTAGAAGCACTTGAGAGAGGTGCAGTTCTATTACTTGACGAGATTGACCTAGCATCTAATAAGATTCTATGTCTACAATCTATCCTTGAAGGTAAAGGTGTCTTCCTTAAGAAGATAGGTAAGTTTGTACAACCTTCTAATGGGTTCACAGTTGTTGCAACTGCTAACACTAAGGGTAAAGGTTCAGATGATGGTAGGTTCGTAGGTACTAACGTACTTAATGAAGCATTCCTAGAAAGGTTCCCTGTTACTTTTGAGCAGCAGTATCCATCACCAGTATCAGAGCAGAAGATGCTTGAGATCCTCAACCCTAAGGATGAGTTCAACAAAAAGTTAGTTGACTGGGCAGACATCATTCGTAAGACATTCTACGATGGTGGTATTGATGAGATCATTAGTACACGTAGACTTGTACACATTGTTAAGGCATACCAGATCTTTGGTAACCGTGCTAAGGCAATCACTACTTGTATATCACGTTTTGATGACGAAACTAAGCAAGCATTCCAAGAGTTATATGACAAGGTGGATGCAGATGTTGACTTTGAAGAGAAAGTTTGATATGATTAATGCATACAGTCTTGCGGGTTCTATCATGGATGGAACCTTCGATGATGATTATCCTATCAAAGAGAGGTCTATGGACGTACACCCAATAACAGGTGATCGCACTTATAATGACGAGGTGGTCTGTAAGTATGATGAGGATCAAACACTGGATCTAGCGAAGGAGTATATTCAAAGTACTTACTCGCAGCATTATGCAAATGGTAACTTCCAGACGCTTGATCTCATCGAATCAATTGGTGACGCAGAAGCATTCTGCAGATCTAATGCAATCAAATACCTGAGTAGGTATAATAAAAAAGGTCGTCCTCAGGATGACATTCTAAAGGCAGTGCACTATTGTGTACTATTATATTATTTTAGTTCTAAATGAAACTTTCAAAAAGTACTCTTGATATTCTCAAGAACTTCTCAAACATTAATCAATCAATTTGTTTTAAACAAGGAACTGAGTTATCAACTCTATCCATTCAGAAGAACATATTGTCTCGTGCTAATGTAGAGGAAGCATTTCCCAAAACGTTTGCAATTTATGATCTAAGTGAATTTCTATCTGGTCTTTCACTATTTGACAATCCAGATTTCTATTTTGAGAATGACAACTATGTTGTTATCAGAGATAGTAAATGTCAATCTAGATATTTCTTTGCAGATCCTTCTACTATCGTACAACCTCCTGAGACTAAGGTGGAACTTCCTAGTAAGGATGTATGCTTTACAGTTGCATGGAGTGATATCTCTAACATCATTAAGGCAGCAGCAATCTATCAGATTGAAGATCTAGCAGTTGTTGGTGATGGTCAAACTGTTAAACTTGTCGTACGTGATAAGAAGAATGATACATCTAACAGTTATGCTGTCAAGGTAGGGATTACCGACAAACAATTTTGTTTCAACTTTAAGGTTGAAAACCTCAAGTTGTTACCTGGTGATTATGAGGTTACTATTAGTAAACAGAATGCATCTCTATTCAGAGACGCAAGTAGAGATCTTGAATATCTCATCGCACTAGAACCTGATAGCAAGTATGAAGGATGATTTTCTATGGGTAGAAAAGTATCGTCCGCAAACTATTGAGAATTGTATTCTTTCACCTGATATTAAGAATACATTTCAATCATTTGTTAAAAATGGAGAGGTACCTAACCTACTCTTATGTGGCACTGCTGGTATTGGTAAGACCACAATCGCAAAAGCATTATGTAGAGAACTAGGAGTTGATTCTTATCTGATCAATGGATCTGATGAGGGTCGTTTTTTAGACACTGTACGTAACCATGCAAAACAGTTTGCTTCAACTGTATCGTTGACCTCATCATCAAAACATAAGGTCATCATTATTGACGAAGCAGATAATACTACACATGATGTGCAGTTATTATTACGTGCTTCAATAGAAGAGTTTCAAAAGAATTGTAGGTTTATTTTTACCTGTAATTTTAAGAACAAAATTATTGAACCACTACATTCTAGAACAACAGTTATTGATTGTAATGTCAGAGGAAAGAACAAACAACAGATCGCTGCCAAATTCTTTGAGCGATGTCGTGATATTCTTACCAGAGAAAATGTACAGTTTGATAATGCGGTGGTCGCTGAGGTCGTCCAGAAGTACTTCCCAGACTTCAGAAGAACACTCAACGAACTCCAAAGGTATTCTGCCACAGGGTCTATTGACACTGGCATTCTGGCGGTATTAAATGATGTTAAACTTGGGG